AGCTGCTGCTATAGTTCCAAAGTAAACAAACAAAAACATAAACCCCCAAATATATTTATCAACCGCTTCCGTTAGTTTTCTTTTTATTCTGTATATAAGATGCGACATCTTCTGTATCTACAAAAATTTTTCGCCCTATTTTATAGTAAGGAAGGTTAAGTCTTCCATGGTATAGCATGGAATAAATAGTTTTATCATTGTTATGGAAGACTTCTGCTATGGCTTTGATGTCCATAACAGGTCCATATTTATTCAGTAGTACCTGTTTCATCAGAACCTTCCTGGTCTCTAAGTTTGTTAATAAACCAAACAGCTTTTTCTAAATCTTCTTGTCCATTTTTATCTGGATAACGATAAGTGTATTTGATTATTGTCCCTTTTAAGTACCCCATAAACTCTTCTTTTGTTAAGCTATCTTCAATAATGTCGATACACTCGCGGTTAGTTTTGTTGTAGTGGGGTGGATGATTAACCATATCTGCTGTGGTTTTATCTTCTAATTTAGCCATAAACTCCTCTTTACAGTTTCCAATGTTAACAAGGTGTTGCCCTGATAACATTCTATCTAAATTCATCATATTTATGTACCCTTATTTAAACATATATTAGATATTATATGCACAAATTCTTTTACATGTACAGATTTCTCTTCAAACTCTTGTACGGAAAAGTGATGTTTTTCAAAGTCTTGTGTAACAAGAACTTGATTATCGATGGCCAATACCGCATACACTGGTAAGCCATAATTATATTGTCTAGTAAGCCAATCACGTTGTTGCTGTGATAAATTGAATCTGATTTTTGTGGTTGAACGAACAGGCAAATTATTTTTGTATTTATATTCCATAAAACAAAAACCTTTAGGTCCGGAGTAAAAACAGTCAGGGACTCCTCCGTGGTACGGATCATTAATTTTCCACCGATATATTTCTTTAGAAAGCAGTCGGTGAATTTTAGAAATAAACTTATGCTCGGTCAACTAGTTCCAATTCCAACACTCCCATATTGTTATAAAAATCAATAGTTTATAAAGCATACGTACATGTGCGACATATATTGTCGCAAGCATGTACGCAGCTATCCCATTACGATACTGTATCGTACACGCTCTTTGCGTAGTTATAGTCTTCGTCTAGAACCCATCCTTGATTCTCAACAGATAAGTTATAGAACTTTTGCGCAGCTCTATTTTGAGTCTGTACCGAAGCTAACTTCCAAAGAGATGAGAATCTGTCACCGCCCAATTGAGCGATTTGAGTATTCCATTCCCTTGATACTCTTAACTTAGAAGATGCAAAGTCCATTAAGAAAGGAGTCTTTACTAAGTCTCCAGTATTTGGGTCTTTCATAAGCAAAGTATGAGACTGTGTTTGCACAATATCATGGTCTTCAGCTTTAAGATCTTCCGCAGTAAGATAATCCATTGCTTCTTTTTGGGTAGTAAATATACCCTTAAGACCGCCTCCTTCTGAAAGCTTTCTCCAAACAACAAATTCTTCTTTAAACAAAAGATTTATAACATAAATCTCTCGTCCTAGAAGTTGATTAGTAACGGTGTTAACGAAGTCGCCAGGCTTGGCTCCTTCTAAGTAATCCTCATGGTTAGGATCTACTTCGTTACTTAATTGTTGAAGTAGTTTAACTCGAGGGGTTTGTAGATGGTCACTAGTAACGTTTTCGTTACCTAGACCAGATGCTTCTTTAACATGTGCAGGCACAGAGGTAGAAGTTAAGGCTATAGCATTTTCATTGATCATGCTTCTTTCTCCTTGTTTCATTATTATTTAGATCTGAAATTAACGCGTGTTAATTCCGTTGCTTTTACTCCTGGGACATTCATTCCCATTTGTAGAAGTTCTCGAAAAGCAGTTGCGGACATTCGCTTTTGTAAAAGCTCAAACTGCTTGGTGTCAATAAGGTGTTGATAAACTTGATCCCAGTCTTCCACTGTAGGTACAACTTCTTTTTTGATAGATACTGTACAGTCGTCGTTACCGACACGGTCAATACCTTGTTGTTCTAATGTAGAAGCTATCCGTGCTTCAAGTTCCATTTTACGTCCTTTTAAACCTTTCTCTTGGGTTTGAAGGGTTTTAAGTTCTGCTCTTGTGTTTGTTAAGGCTGTGAGCAACTCATCCATAGTTCTCGTTTCTTCCATGTTAGTGTAGGGTCTCCTCCCCGGTTGTTATATCATTGGTTAATATATGTACACCTTCTAATAAATCTAATGCATGCGCACTAGCTTGAGAAAGCAATTCATCAGCTGGCACAGACGTGTTATCTGCATCTAGAGTTATTAACTCGACTATGACAAACACAAGAGCGGCTGCTAGTGTGTTTGCGTCAAAATTACTTATGTTTTCCATATCATCAAAACTTAAATTTTCAAGTAGTACTGTTTTGGTTTTTGCCACTATTTACCTCACTTAATATGTGTAGAAGGTTTTCCATTCTTCCAAGTTTACCATTAAGTTTATCATAAACTGACTCTTCCCACGTGTCTCGTGCAGCAATTAGTATTGTTTCGGTTTTGCTTGTTTGTCCAGAACGATGTATACGTCTATTGAACTGTTGAAAATGCTCAGCATTATATGTAGGACTACACCATATACATGTTGTAGCTTTAGTTAACGTTAGACCATGGCCCGCGGATTGTGGGTGTGCAAACAGGACTTGTATTTGTCCTGCCTGGAACCGTGCAACAATGTCTTTACGTTTTTCTGCTGGAACTGAACCATCAATAAGTTCATAAGAAATCTTTTTCTTTTCTGCTATTTTTATTAGCGCATCACGTTCGTGTTTCCAATTGAATGCTACAAGTGAATGTTTACGTACATCAACTAGGTCCATAACTAAGTCGTAGCGTTCTTGGTGGAAATACTGTACGTTTTGTTCTTCATCATATACACCGCCGGATACGAGTTGTAATAGCTTTTTAACACGGGCTCCTGCATTTACAGCATTAATGGTCCCTTGTTGTGTATATAAAACAGATTCTTCGGCTAATGTTTTGTACATAGCCATAACTTTAGGTGATAAGGATGTATAGACAGTGCGTACAATATTATCTGGAAGATCTATACAGTCTTCCAGGGCATGGCGTATTGTAATATCTTTTAGCCTATCGGCTACTACTTCTTCGATCCCGGGTTTATCAATCCATTCATTAGCAAAACCGTTGAAACGAGGAGTACATACTTGATTACGAAAGGCATAAAAACGTTGTCCTAATCTTTCGCCATCATCAACTAAATAAACAGGGTGCCAAAGATCTAAAATACTATTAGTGTTAGGAGTGCCAGACATGGCAACCCTATTAGTAAAGTATGGGATAATTTCTTTGAGGTTCTTAGAACGTTTCGCTTGTCTGTTTTTAAATGCGGTAAACTCATCAATAATGAGTGTATCGAAAGACTTAACCAAGTGTAAGTTTTTCTGTAGAAAATTGACAGCTTCGAAGTTAGTGATGACCATGTCAAGGTCGGTGTCGTTAAATATCTTTTCTCGATTTTTTGCATAAGCAACTCCATATGTAATAGAAGGTTGGAACTTTAATATATCCTCAACCCAAGCTGCTTCTAAAATTGATAGGGGCGCTAGTACTAGCGTTCTACCTCCTAATGTAACGTGCGCATCTAGGACTGCACGTGTTTTTCCTGTACCAGGATCAGATGTAATTAAACATCTAGGATTCTCTATAACAAAGTTAGTGGTGTCAACTTGATGAGAATACGCTGACGGTATTTGCTGGTTCATAATTCATCTTCCTTGTTTCATTATTCATTGTATAAACTTATTTTAACTTATTTTACACCCCATTGGCAAGCAGGAATTTCACCATTTTTATACGAACACCAGCGGCAAGCGCTTGGTGAAGGATTAGGTGGAAATTTAGTTGCTGTAGTCATAGCAACTGCTCGTCCATGGAGGGATGGCATAAACACCATTGCTTCTTCGCGTGTGTATGCTTGTCTGGTTATTTCTCCATGATCTAAATACCACAGTTCTGTTTGAACATGTTGTAATTTAGGGAACTTAAAGAAAGAACCTATTGCATATGTCAGGGCTTGTTGTGCGTGTGAAATTTCATTACCAAACATTTTGCCTGTTTTGTGATCAATTACACGAGCTGAAGTTTCTGTTTCATGTAGGATTGCATCTAATTTAATGCGTGCCCACGTCTCTGGGGTTAACCATCCACAGGGTTGCCAGTCGATGGTAAACCCCCATTCCCCTTCTAACTCAACATTACCTTCTATAAACTGTTGTTTCAAAAGCTCAAACTCGCTTTTAAATTTTTTAAGTGAATCAGGGAGATCAGATATCTTGTCGCGTACGTAGTCTTCGGCTTCTTTATGTATGATTGAACCGCGTTTAGCTGCTGGTCCGTAATCTTCTTGTATGCGTTTTACTTTTGCAATGTAGCTTCTATAAGCACAAGACTCAAAGGTTTTTAGGGTGGAGTGTGACCATGCTGGTATAAGTCCCAACTCCTCTGGGGTTTCAGGCTGAATGACTGCATCCATATCAGGCCTGGTGTCCTGGGTTAACTCTGTCAATGTGTTCCTTGTTTTGTTAGTTGAATATCTTTTTCATTGAAATGTGTATCTAGTAACGATTGTTTCACATCTTCTTTTAAATGCCAAGTTAATAATACACCGCGAGGAGCTGATGTACGTGCATCGCCTCCTATGCGTTTGCGTGTAGTTGTAATACTTAGTCGATTCATTGCTTTTGTAAAGTCTCTAATAGATAAAGTCTTAGTATTATCTGTTAAAACATCATACACAATCTTAAAGTGTTGCATTGGAACAACAGTTTCCTGTTCTGATGTTGCAATCCAGTTTTTAATGTATCTTTGTGCAGTACTTATCCCACCGGCGTCGTAAGTGTTTGTAAGTGGTATGTCTAAAACATCAACAAAATATTCTAAGTTGTTTGTTTTAATTGCATTAGCGAACTCTTCAAGAACTGACATGGATACTTGCTTCATATCTTGTTTAGCTTTATTTTCTAAAGCACTATGTGCCATACGCACATCTACCTGGAAAGCTTGTAAGAAACCTGCAAATAAATACAACTCTTTGTCTAATGTATCTAAATTAGATAATAAATCAGGATGGCGTTCTTCTATTTTGTGTTCTTGGCGTGGCCCTACGTTGTAACGTCTGTCTCCTTCTTCAATTTTTACAGCATCTGCCCTGTTTGTAAGGAATATAAAGTTACAAAAGCTGGGCAGTTCTATTTGATTTGTACGCATTGCTCTAATTGTAAGGTTAGGTTCTGTTATTTGGTGCTTTAGTTTGTCTGCCATTTTACCCATATTACCGCTTGCAGCCATTCTGAATTCATCTACAACTAAGAAGAGCGCTGTACGCATGTACAAATTAAAGTGTTCTTCTATGTTTTCCAGCGACCGCATGGGGACTTGTTGCTCGCCAAATAGGGGTTTAAGTATTCTATGAACGAACAAGCCCTTACCTGTACCAGGCACCCCTGTGAAGATCCATGCGGTCATTGTCTTACGTTTATTTTGATAAATATACGCAAGCCAATTTATGAAATGTTCTACTTCTGTGTCTCCGTCTCCTACAATATGTTTAATTAGTTTGTATGTGTTTGGTACATATCTTTGAAGTTTTATAGCTTCGCCGTATGTCAGTACATTTACATCTTTAGGAGCTTCCATCATGTATGGAGTTTTTCTATAAAGATTTACATAGTATGGAGCATCTTTTAAATTAATTCCTTTTTCAGAACTAGGATCAAATACAACTTTTGCATCGGGTACATAATCAGGAGCAGCTCTGTTATGTGTACGCATAAAACCTTCTAATGAGCTTTTCTGTGTAGGTGTTAATGGATAATCGTCGGTGAACTGTTGGATATCTTCGTCGAAAACGCCGTTAAAATATGTGTCTGTATAAAAGTCCCTTAATATAACAGGCAGTACATTCTTACCTGCAGAGATCTCTTCTTTGTACGTTTCAAATATACTTTTATAAAAATCTGGGTCGGCTTTTTCTATTTCAAATATAGGTTCACCTTTAAAGTTGTACATGTAGTGAGGGTTAGTAAGCAAGAAATAATACGCACCGCTATCGCCTCCGTTAATATTACAGTTTACATAGGGCTCAGATACTCGGCATATTTCTATACTCATTCTATCTGGGTTTTGAAGTACTTCTTGTGTTTCATTGTTGACATTAATTGTAGTAACACGTTCGTTTTTCTTTGATAGTCCAGCTTTTTTACGTAATCCGTTTTTAATTTGCAGGCCTATGTTGTGTACTTTTTCAGGGTTAACATCTTTTACTAGCTGAGAAATGTCTACGGTTGGCGAACCACGGTTCACTTTACATAATCTGTCTCCAGTAATAGGGTCTTGTACACCATCTATGAATTTAGGTGGAGCTATGTATATTAGTTTAGAGTTCTCAGCTAAGCTTACATCTAATGGATAAGATAAACTTTGACCATTAGCTGATAGTTTAAGTTGATTGGAAAGAAAATCTATTTCATAGTTTAAAGTCTTTAACCACTCTTTTAATATAGTAGGGCTTATTGGATCTTTAAGTATAAAGAATAAATGCATTGATACTTTATTGCCTTTTAAACCTAAAGAAGCTGAAGCTTGTGCAACATAACTTACATCATGAAATTCAGGGGGCATGTAAGATATAAACTGTTCTGAAATAGTTTGAATATCATGGGTGTTTAAAGTGGATTTGTTTGCTAATGGAAATTCAATGCCGTCTAAGTCCATTACTAAAAGATCTGTTTGTGCAATACGGTCAGTTAAAAATGCTCTAGATTCGTTTTTGATTTTTCTTTTAAGCAATCCTTTATACATACAAGCACCGGCTGCAGCTTGTTTTTGTATGTGTTCAAAAAACTGATCAAATCCTTCTGGGGTTTTGTCAATATTATAATGACGAGAAGTAACTTTTTTAACTAAAGGATAGGGGGCTATTCCTTTAGCATTAATTTCTTTTATTAAGCGTTGTTTGGCTTTAAGAAAAACAACTTCCATATTGGTCTCCTTATTTCTGGTTAAATATTTCCTGTCGGTCTATTCCAATTTTTTCGTCTGCTTCAAATGCAAGTTTAACTTGTTTATTGCCTAGAGAAGTAACTGTAACTTTACAAATAATATCATTATCTAAATGGATAATGACTGCTTCTTGTTTCTTTCTAGTTAATACTAAGTTGCTCATTTACTATAAACTTTACCAAAGTGGCCTTCTGCATCAAGAGGTAAATCTGGACACCAATCAGGTGGTTTCTTCATTATAGCGAGTATTTGGTCTAATGTCTCATTAGGATTTTCTTTTGAGGCAAGAGATATAATTTCATCATGGACTGTAAGTACAACATCCAGGCCGCTGGTGTTGTGTACAGCAAGAATTTGATCAGTGATAACTATACGAGCGAGCGCTTGAATAATGTTTTCACAAACCCTGGGGCCGTGTGTACGTATCATTGAATCGTTTCTTCCTTTGTATAGAAACTCGCCATTTATATACTGTAATGAAGGATACTTTAAAAACATAGCATTTGGTAGCTTTATAGCATTATTACTTACAGATAAAGGACCGTAAATGTTACCAAGTTGATTTCGATCCATCATTGAAAACAATAGTTGTTTGCACACAGACCAAAGCCTGGGGATATTGTAGTAAGTTCCACGATACTGTTGAACAATAGAACGAGCTGTTTCAATGTTTACGTCTACGGACGGTGATCCGGACGCAA